ACCAAGCCGTCAATCAGCATACCGCCGAAGCCTGTAAACTGCGCGGGCAGGGTAACGCCAAACCAGCTCATCACAGCGGCAAACGCCTGATAAAACACGCCCAGCGGCGACCAGTTGGCAATCAATGCCAAGATACCCGACAAGCCGCCGTTAAACGCGCTTTGCACGTTTGCCCACGCGTTGGCAAAAAAGCCTGTAATCGCATTTGCCACCGCGCCCACCACGTTGCTCAAATCCAGCCACAGCAGTTTCGCTCCGCCCACCACGCCGTCCCAGCGCGTGTAGAGCAGATAGGCGGCGGTTGCCATCAATGTAAGCGCAATACCAATTGGGGTCATCAATAAAAAACGCCCTAGTGCCATAAAAGCATTGGCGATTGCGGGCAAAAAACCAATTACAACGCGCCCAACCTGCATAAACACGCCCCATGCCCGTGTGATTAAATTCAGTGAACCCAAAATCAGCTTACCGCCCAAGCTGGCAAAACCCCGTATTAAAATCGGCACATAGCCCGTCAGCGCCGTAAAGCCGCGCAACACCCAGCTCAAACCTGAGCCCAGCAGACGCAGGCTGCCTGAAAAGAACCGTGTAATCCCAGCCGCGCTGCGGGCTGAAAATCCCACCAAACGCAAAGCTGTAACCCAGCCACGTGAACCGCCCAGCATAATCAACTGCGCCATGCGCCACACCGCAGCCACTTTGTTCACACCCACCACCATAGCGCGAAGCGGCATCAAAGCCATGCTGATGCCGTAAGACAATGCCAACACCCCCATTTTGGCGGCAAAAAACCCACCCAATACGCCCAATACGCTTTTAATCAAGCCTTTATTTTGAGCCAGCCAAGGCTGCAAGGTATTTTCCAAAAAACGGTTGGCAACTGCCGCAAAGGCTTTAATATCATCGGCAAATATGCTGCCAAACGTGGCGGCAGTTGCTTCTGCCACGCCACCCAAACTTTCCAATGCCGCGCTCAATGTAGCGGTTTTCAGCTTGATACGCGCCTGCATATCTGCCTGCTGCTGCATCAATTCCATGTTTGCCTGTATGCCCGCTTGCCCTTTAAGCGCAATCGCCATCGCAACACGGCTCGCTTGCGTACCAAAAAACTCATCTGCCACAATGCTGGCTTTTTCCTCGCCCAGCTTTTCTTTGATGATATTGAGCTTTTCTATTTCGCCTATCATCGCGTCCAAGCCTTTGAATTTGCCATTTTTATCAAAAAACTCAAACGATACGCCCGCTTCTTTCATATACATTTTGGCTTCTTTTTTCATGCCCTTTTTGGCTTGCTCTATGGCTTTCGGTCCTTGCGCCAGTTGGGTGAGCATCATGGAAAAATTCGTACCAAACTGGCTGCCTTCCAAACCAATCTGCGCCCCTGCACCTTCAATCGCCAACAGTTTTTTATAGTTTTCCAAGCCTGTTAAATTCAAAATTCGCGCATTTGCCGAGCTGTATTTCATGCTTTCAAACATATCTTCCTTTTTTAAACCAAAAGCAAAATATGCGCGTTGGGTCAAATCTGCCGCCTGACTGAACTCGCTTTCTTTCAAGCCGCGTGCTTCAATCATCTTGGCAAAAAATTCACCGCCGCCTTGCTGATCCATATTCATCAACACATTTAGCTCTGCCGATGTTCGCAAACCGCCGTTTGCCAGCATTTGGTCGGAGATGCCTTGCGATTTCAATGCCTTTGCCAAGTTGTAAAACTCTGTTGTCGTACCGGGCAACTGCGCCCCCAGTTCAGCAGCACCTTTACGAACTTCCTCAAATAAGCCAAAGCCTCCATCTTTGTTCATCATGGTAATTTTTAGCTCTGTTTCCGCATCTTCCTGTCTCGTAAATGTGCGAACTGCCGCTGCAACAGGTGCACCCAGCACCATAGCATGACCTGCGGTTTCGCCCATTTGACTGCGTAACTCGCGGCGGTGCAACCGCGCTGCATCTTGCCGCGCAATCGCATTATTTAACCGCTCCTGCGCCCGAGTAGCGTTATTGATTGCCGTGCCCATGCGAACATACAAGCGGTTAAGTTGCCCCAAGTTCCGCGCAGGGTGAGCAACCGCACGCGCCATTGCTGCGCCCAATCGTTCTTGTCGGCGGCGCACATTGTCAATTTCTCTACCCAAGCCACGCGAAGCATCACGCGCGCGCCCAAATACCGCCGTAAAACCAGAACGCAAAACCGCACCAATCGCGACCGATATAGCTAACTCGTTTGACATAAAAATACTCTTGTTTTATAGTTGTTTAACTTAATTTTTAGGCAGCCTGAAAGGATAAAACCATGCAAGCACAGCCACATTCCCTATTAGAACAAGCCACCCACATCGCCTACGCGCTGTTTGCCATGTCGCTTGCATTGGTTTTTGGCTATGTTGCATGGGGTTTAGCAGATTTCAGTAACGCAGGCAGCGCATGGCTATCCGCGTTTTCCATTATTTTCTTTGGCACGCTGATAGGCTGCGGCGCATCGGTGGTGCTTGCACCCGCCAGTTTTGCTGTGGGCTTGGCAATCGCTTGGCTACGGCGCAAATACGCTTAATCGCCCCTGCGGTAGTTCGCTTTTATTTGCCGATTGGCTTCATCTAGCCAGTCGGCAAATTCGTTGATGGGCAAGTCATAAATTTCCTGCACGCTCCACCCAAACCACCACGCCATATCGGCGCAGGCACGCAACAATTCCTGATTGACTTCTGCGCTGCTTTTATGCCTCGTCGCCTTGCTGTGTGGTGCGAAACCAGTCTTGAATCGCCTTGTAATCGGTCATATCCAATTCATCTAAATCCTCGGGGACTAGCCCTGATAAGCGGCTAAACATAGCGAGTTCTTGCTCAGCATCGCTGTTTAAATGCGCCACCGCCCGCAAATCGCCCACGCGCGGGCGGCGCACGGTTACTTTTTCCAGCATCTGCCCGGTTGCCAAGCGCACGGGGTAAAGCAAGGTAATGGTGGTTTCGCCGTTGAGGGCTTGGGTCAGTTGTTTTGCGGTGTTTGTTGTACTGGTTGCCATGATGTTGTCCTTGTATTAAGGGGTTAAAAACAAGGCAGATTATGCTTTCAGGCTGCCTAAACCGCTTTTAACGCGCATTAAAAAACCAATCTCTCCTTGTGTTGGAAAGATTGGTTTTGCTGTTTCAGGCTGCCTTTTTCAGGCTGCCTTATCACGCGCCAATGTTTTTGCGGAACTGGCTCAATGCGTCCACGCCGCCCACGCGGTAAACATTGGTAAACGCGTTGTAATACAAGGTCTCGCGCCCCGCAATCACCACGCGGATTTCGTGCGCCTGAAAGGTGGTCGGATGCTCCGATTTTTCCTTGGGCTTAAACGTGCCTACCGCGTTTTTGCTAAACATCACGGTGGCGGTTACCACCACGGGCGCTTCGGTTTTTAAGCCTGCCGCATTAAAGGTTTGCAGATTGCCGCGCACCATCAGCTGGGCGGCTTTAAACGGATGGTAGGCTTTTTCGGCAACGGCGGGATAAATGCTGTTCCAAGTAATCTCGCCTTCCAAGGCTTCCACGCCGCTGGGCAGTTTGATGGTGCCCACCATGCCCAAGCCTTTGTGCTCGTCTTGGGAGATTTCAATTTCGGGCATTTTAAACTCGGCGGCTTGCCCCATTAAGTTCGTGCCGTTGAGATAGACATTAGCGTTGTAAATGGCGTTGATTTCGCTCATGTTGATTGTCCTTGTGTTGATTTAAACGATTAGCTGCTGGATACCAAGTTCGCCAAATATTTGCGTGTCATCACGCTGGTATTGGTGGCGCGCTCCATCGGCAGCTTGGGCGTGTATTCATACACAATCGGCACTTGCCCCTTACTGAACGCGTCCACAAGGTCGTAGTCGTAATCCAAGTTCACGGTAAAGCCAACAATGGATTGCAGCGTGCCAAAATAGGTGCGGTAGCCCGCCAACAGCGTATCCAGCAGGGCTTCGTCTATCGGCAAGTCCATGTATTGCAGGTCAAAGCGGCGCAGGCTTTCGTCGATTACATCGCCCGTGCGCTGCGCGGTTTCAAAGTTTTTGATGTGCGACACGGTCGGGAAGCACGCCAAGCGGTTGCCCCATAGGCGGTAGCCCGTGCCGTAGCTGTTAAACACGGTGGTGATGCCTTTTTCGTTTAGACGGTTGGTTTCCGATTGCGGGTCGTCCACGCGAGCGGTTAAGCCGATTTCCAAGCCTGTTACGCCGCTTAATTCGCGGTTGGAAATGCTGAACCAGTAGCCGTGTTCCACATCGGTTTTCATGCGCAAGCCTGCGGCGTGGGTGGCGAGGCTTTCTACGCCGAGCAGCCCGACCACGTGCGGAAAGAACAACTGGGCGCGGTCGCTGGACGTGTTGAAGTTGATGCTGCCCAAGTTGCCGCGCCCTGTAATCGCTTGGCTCAATGTTGTACCGCGCGGCGCGTCCACATAAGCAATGGCGTTCAGGTTGTCCGCCAGCGTAATCAGCGCGGCGGCGCAGGTGGCGGTGCGGTCAAACTCGGGCGCGATGATGATTTTGGCATCCGCGCCAAAGCGGTTAAAGCCTTCTTTCACCAGCTCCGTGCCCGTGCGCTTGCCTGTTGCCGCCACATAGCCGCCGATGATGTCGGCCTCGGTTACTTTGGCAGGGTCGGTGTAGCTGTAATCGGCGGTGGGCGTGGTGGGCAAGGTTTTGAATTGGATTTCGCCAGTAATCAAATCGTTCACCACATAATCGCGCCCTTCCACCAACGCACCGCCGTTGCCGTTGAGCGTGTAGCTGCCCGCTTGGATTGCGCCGTGCGCGGTGTGCGCCAGCAGGGTGTCGGGGTCTATGGTTAAGGCTTCGCCTGCTACGCTGGATTTATGCCGCGCGGGGTCGCATACATTGACCACATAGGCAACGCCCGATTGGTAGCGCGTCCAAATGTTCGCGGCATCGGGGATAGTGAAGCCTTTGCCTGTGAGCGTGCCGAACTGGGCGAAGTCTTTGGCGGTTTGGCATAGGGTTAATTCATTGACTGCGCCTGCGGGGGCAGTGCCGATGATGGCGGTAATCGCGCCGTCAACGGTATAAACGGGGGACGAGCCGCCGTCAATGCGTATGGTTTCTGAACCGTGATGAAATGCTGCTGCCATGTGGTGTCTCCTATGGCTGTTTGAGTTTTAACTGGGGGTCAAGCGGCGCGCC